GACGTCTTTCTGATGGGAGCAGACATAAAGAAGAAAATGTTAATAAATCTCAAATTTATATTACAACGGCGGGATGGAAAAATTCATTTGCTTATCATAAATTAATAGAGATTTTAATTAATTCTATTTTAGATCCAAATGAATATATGATTATGGGAGGAACTTATGAAACTCCTGTTATTTCTGGTTTGTTAGATGAAGATTTTGTAGAACAATTAAGACTACAAGGAACTTTTAATGATGAATCATTTAATAGATAGTATAGAAGTATTTGGTCTGGTGATGTAGAAAATGCATTTTTCTCTTCTGAGAGATTTGATAAATATAGAGTTTTACTGCAACCTGAATATGAATATAGCGGCAGATCATCAAAAAATGCATATTATGTTTTTGGTGTTGACGTAGGACGAGTTGGATGTACTACAGAAATTTGTGTTTTTAAAGTTACACCGCAAGTTCAGGGAGCTGCGCTTAAAACTTTAGTAAATATTTATACATATGACGCAGAGCACTTTGAAACTCAATGTATTCATATAAAACGATTATATTATAAATATAGACCTAAACGTATTGCTGTTGATGCTAATGGATTAGGTGTGGGTTTAATTGATTATTTAATTAAAGCTCAAGAGACAGATGAAGGAGAATATTTGCCTCCTTTTGGAGTTTTTAATACCGAGGAATATCCAGAATATAAAAAATTTATTACATCATAGACTATACGAGATGTTTTGTTTTTAATTAAAGCCAATGCGCCTATTAATACAGAAGCATATAGTTATGCTCAAACTCAAATGTTTAGTGGGAAAATAAGATTTTTAATAGATGAGAGTTTAGCTAAAACAAAGTTAATGTCTACTAAACAAGGTCAAAATATGAATATTGATGAAAGAAATTAGTATTTAAGACCTTTTATTTTAACTTCTATTTTAAAAGAACAAATGTTAAATCTTGTATAGGAAAACTAGGGAGTTAACATTATTTTAAAACAAAATAATAGAAGTATTAAAAAAGATAAATTTTCTGCCTTTATTTATGGACTTTATTATATTAGATATGAAGAGGAATTAAATAAAAAAAGAAAAAAACGTAATATTTCTGATTTTTTATTTTTTACACAAAATTGAGGTCAAAGTTTATTAATTATATAAACAGAATTTTTATATAATAATAGTGAAGGAGAAAAAATATGCGAGCATCTAGAGGAGAAATAAAAATAGAAGAAATTTTACAGAGATCTGGATTAGAGTTCGCAGAAGAATACTCTTTTCCAGATTTAGTTAGTAACACGGGTCGTCCATTAAGATTTGATTTTGCGGTTTTCGATGATTAGCATAATATTGATTTTCTTATTGAGTTTCAAGGAATTCAACATTATGAAGCTAAAGAAAAATTTGGTGGTTATAATGGATTAAGAAAACAACAATATAATGATATGAAAAAAAGAGAATATTGTCGAGATCATGGAATCACTTTAGTAATTATTCCTTATTGGGATGAAGCAAGGGTAAATTATGATTATATTCTTAATGCGGCAGGATATTAAAGAAGGAGAGGTATCTAAAGTTGATTAATCGAATGGCTTAGATAAAGAAAAAAGGCTTTAATATGATTGGAACTGAAGATTACCAAATTCCTAATTAGGCTACTGGTTATGTGCCTGTTGACTTTGCAAAAATTAGAGTTGGAGTAAAGTCAGTGTCTGACGCGATTCTTAAATTAGGCGATCTTCGCAAAGTAAATCCATATTTAGCAGATAAAGAACAGGTTTTTAGAGCTATTCATTATGGGGATCTTGATAAAATGAGAGATATATCTAATTATTTTTATAAAATTAGTGGTATTTATCAAAGATTATGTCGTTATATGGCATATATGTATAGATATGATTGGCTTGTTACACCTTATTATACTGAATTAATAAAACCTGATAAACTTCTTGATGGTTTTAATAAGGTTTTAGCATATTTGGATAAATTTGAAGCGAAGAAATTTTTTGGAGAAGTTGCATTAAAAGTTATTAAAAATGGCTGTTATTATGGTTATTTAATTGCTAAAGATGGAACTATTGTTGTACAAGAATTACCACCAAGATATTGTAGATCGCGTTTTATAGTAAATGGGCAGCCTGCGGTAGAATTTAATATGAAATATTTTAATGATATGTTTACAAATACAGAACAAAGATTAAGAATGTTAAAAGTTTTTCCACCAGAGTTTGAAAAAGGATATAAATTATATAAACAAGGTAAATTAAAACCTGACTTTCCTGGAGATGAATCTGGATGGTATTTACTTGAAGTTGGTTCTGTTATTAAATTCAATTTAAATGGAGAAGATTTTCCACCTTTTATCGCAGTAATCCCAGCAATTATTGATTTAGATGCGGCACAGGATCTTGATCGTCGAAAAATGCAACAGCAGTTGTTAAAAATTATTATCCAAAAAATGCCAATTGATAAAAATGGAGATTTAGTATTTGATGTAGATGAAGCTCAACAACTTCATAATAATGCAGTTCAAATGTTATCAAAGGCTATTGGAATTGATGTTTTAACTACCTTTGCTGATGTAGATGTCGCGGATATGGCTGATAATAAGACGTCAACTACTACAGATGATTTAGAAAAAGTTGAACGTACTGTTTATAATGAAGCTGGTGTTTCACAGATGCAATTTAATACTGATGGTAATATTGCTCTTGAAAAATCTATTTTAAATGACTAGGCTTCAATGTGGAATTTGATTCAACAGTTTGAGACTTTTTTGAATATTTTATTAATACCTTATAATAAAAGTCCAAAAAAAGTTACTTATAGGGCGCAAATTCTTCCCACAACAATTTATAATTATAAAGATTTAGCTAAACAGTATAAAGAACATACTCAATTAGGTTATTCTAAAATGCTACCACAAATAGCGTTAGGACAAGCGCAAAGTGCTGTATTAGCTACTGCTTATTTTGAAAATGATATTCTTGATTTAGTTAATGTATTTATTCCTCCATTAATGTCAAGTACTATGAATGCTGAAGTGCTTAACCGTAAACAAAATGGTGCAGAAAGTGGTGAAGGAGCAGGTCGTCCAGAAAAAGCAGATGATGAAAAATCAACAAAAACTATTCAAAATAAAGAATCAATGAGTTAAAATTTTTTGGACAAAAATTGTTAAAAGAATTACTCAATTTTTTAATATATATATGAGGGATGAGAGGAGAATTTTATTATGCATCAATCAGTTGCTACAATAGACTCTCCTGAGTTTCTGAATCTTCAACCTCTTGATATTAATCCCTTAATGTCAAAATGTGAAATTAAGGTTTTTTATATAGGAGCCAATAGAAACCGCACCTTTATTACAGAAGAGGTTGCAACTGAAATTGGTAAAAATCTTCGCGGCGCTCCTATAGTTGGTTATTATAGAGATAACAAAGAAGATTTTACAGATCATGGAGAAAAAGTTATTATAGATGATGAAGGAATAAAATTCGAATGTCAAACTGTTCCTTATGGATTCGTAGCACCAGATGCAAAAGTCTGGTTCCAGAATTTTGAAGATAGCGATGGAATGGGTAATACAGTTATTCATAAGTATCTTATGACTACTGGTTATCTTTGGACAGATCAATTCCCAGAATCCAGCTTACCTGTGGAAGAAGGTCGCCCGCAATCAATGGAATTTAAAAAAGAATCTGTTTAGGGGCATTGGGAAACCAATTATGACAATGGAATGGATTTCTTTATTATAAATGATGCAATTATTCAAAAAATTTGCATATTAGGAGACGATGTTGAGCCTTGCTTCGAAGGCGCTTCTGTAACGGCTCCAGATGTAAGTACAAAATTTACATTAGACGACAATTTTAGGCACACACTTTATAGTATGATGCAAGATTTAAAGAATGCCTTGAACGGAGGAGGACAACAGATGGAGAATCTTGAAAACACTGTAGTTGTTGAAAATGAAAATACTGATCCTGCAACTGAATTTACTCAGACAGAAGAAGTAAATACTGAAACAACTCCAGAGGTTAATGATAACACAGAGGATACTTCTGCTCCTGCTGATTACGTTAAAAAGGATGATGAAGAGGATAATAAGCCCGCGGATAATGAGGGCGGGAATGATCCTGACGATGATCCTGATGATGACAAGGATAATGAAGATGATGATGATAAGAAGGGTGCTAAAAAGTATGAGTTACTTGAAGAAGAGCTTAATACTTTAAAAGAAAATTATAGTGCGCTTCAAAGTCAGTATCAAGAACTTGTAAATTTCAAAAAAGAAATTGATAATCAGAAAAAGGATGCTCTTATTGCTGAATTTTATATGCTTTCTGATGAAGATAAGGCAGACGTAGTTAGCAATAAGTAGAAGTATACTTTAGATGAAATCAAAGCTAAACTTTCTGTGATTTGCTTTGATAAGAAAATCAGTTTTGCTTTAGACAAAGAAACTGATTAGAAGAAAGAAGAAGAAATTGTTACTTATTCGTTAAGTGATAATGAAAACAGCCTGCCAGATTGGGTAAAAGCTGTTAAAGAACAAGAAAAACTTGGTTAATTTTTTAAATTAATTATTTTAGGAGGATGCTGAAAATGGCAGATATTAAAAGAAAAGGCTATGGACAGGTAGAGCCTAACCACCTTTCTGGTATCGTGACAGGTCAAATTTATGCTCAGTTACCTGCGGCAACGGTTTCTGGTACTGGTTCAGAAACGGTTAAGACCCCGATTGAGCAGCTTGAGCAGGGTCAGTTTGCTAAATATGATTATGCAAAAGGCGTTGTTGATTTTGACGGCGAAGGCGAATTCATGCTTGTTTATAACGAAGAGAAACTTTATGATGAGAGAAAACAACATCATAAGGATTTTGTATATAAAGTAGGGGATTTTACTGATAAACAATTATTCCCTCGTTTAATTAGAACTTATGTTGGCGACATTATGACAACAAATATGATTGGTGCTGCTAATACAACTGGTAGTGATGTTGAAGTAACTATCGGTGACGATGGAGATTTAGTAGTTGGTGCTTATTTAGCTCCAGATAACACTGGTATTTTACAAGTAGAAGATACGAAGCCAGACGGCATGGCATGGCGAATTGTAAAAGTTTATACAATGCCAGATGGTCAGGCTGGATTTAAACTTCAGAGAGTTCAATAATAAGGAGGAAAAAGTAATGGCATTAACAAGAGATCAGCTTATTGAATTAGCTAGAGCCAATGCTAAGGCTTCTTTGAATCCTTCGGTTGCTTACTCTTTCAATGGAGAGAAGCTTTCAGCAGACGCTCTGAATAAAACATTTATTAAGGAGTTAAATGAACTTGGTTCAACTCCTCAAGATTTTAGAGAAAATAAGAATCTTATTTATACACTTATGGAAGTCGGTCTTACTGAGGTGCTTCCACAGAAGGTTCTTCAGAACTATGGCCAGTTTGCAGATGTGCAGACTTTCCCACAGGGTACAAAGCCTGTTTATAAAGTTAGAATTAGTGAAGCTTCTAAGAAGCGTGCAAAACAATTCGTTACCAGAGTTGGTTTAGCTGGTAGATATGAAGTGTTCAAGCTTGATGGATATTCACTTGAAGTCCCCACAGCTGCTTATGGCGGAGCTTCTCGTATTGAATGGGAAGAGCTGCTTGATGGCCGCATGACAATGAATGACTATTATAGTCTTGTACTCGAGGGTATGGATGAAGCGGTCTATCGTGAGATTGCTAAATCTCTTGAGGCAACTGTCAAAGGAATTAAGGCTGCAAATAAGACAATCCAGACAGATTTTGATGAAGAGTCTATGGATCAGTTATTAATGACAGCGGATGCTTATGGCAGAAGTACAATTTATTGCACTTTTGAATTTGCTGCTACGATGATTCCTGCTGATAGTGCTCATTGGTCTGATGGAATGAAAGAGACCATTTGGAATAATGGGTATTTTACCACTTATAAAGGACATCAGGTAATTATTCTTCCGCAGTCCTTTACAGATGCGACAAATACTGAAAAAGTTATTGATCCAGCTTATGCATGGATTATTCCGACTGGCTCTGAAAAACCTGTAAAGGTTGCCTTTGAGGGCGGCGCTCAGGTCAAATCTTTTGATAATAGAGATTGGTCTACTGAGATTCAGACTTATCAAAAATTAGGTGTTGCCACTTACATGATTAATCCAGGCATTTGTGTTTATAAGAACACAAGTTTAGAGAAAACTGTAAAGGCATTACCGCAGGGGGAATGACGACCGCAGTAGTTGGTAACGCAATTGTCGGCCAAGATACCGCCGGATAATTGTGCTGGTGCGGTTTATTGTTACCAAATTTAAAATAACATAGGGGAGAAGATTTCTCCCCTTTTAACTGTATGGAGATAAAAGGAGTTTAAAATTATGGATAGAAATAGTTTAATTAAAGTTGTTAATAAGTATAATGGATCAGTTGGTTATAGAGTCCCAGATTTAAATATGCGTAGAAAATTTTATCCAGGGGAAACAAAAGAGATAACTTTTGATGAATTAGAAAAATTATCTTATTCTCCAGGTGGATATTCTATTTTAACTGAATATTTAGAAATTCAAGATGAGGATGCAATTAATGCAATCTTACGTGGAACACCATAGCCAGAATATCATTATACTAGAGATGATATAAAAACTTTATTAACTACTGGTTCATTAGATCAGTTTTTAGATTGTTTAGATTTTGCACCAGAATCTATTAAAGAAATTATAAAAGATATGGCAGTTGATCTTCCATTAAATGATGTGAGAAAGAGAGAAGCCATTTTGGAAAAATTAGGTTTTGATGTTGATAAAGCTATTGCAATTAAAAATACTAAATATGATGGTGATTTTCAAGAAGAATAGGCTGAGAAGAAAACTACTAGAAGAACGTCCCCGCTTAAAACTGCTACTCCAGCCCCTTCTGGTCGAAGATATAAACCAATTACTAAAAATGAATAATTATTATAGTAGGAGGTATATAAATGAATACAACTTCTTTTTCACTTGTATATGACTCCTTTCTTTCAAAAATTACAGATGATATGTATTTAGAATTAACAGAGTTAGATACATTTAAGATGTTAGAATAGCTTTTACTTTCTGCTATTGAAAAATTTGAATTTCCTCGTATTAATTTAGGAGATTATGAATTATTTGAAATGGTGGATGAGACGACTTATCAGGGCGCGGATAGTAACAATGAAGAAGTTCCTGCTATTATTTATAATGGGGGATATTTTAATAATTTATTAACTCATGAAGAAATAAATATTCTTGCTGTTTATATGATTGTAGAATGGTTAAGTCAACAGCTTGCTAGTGTAGAAAATACACGAATGAAATATAGTGGATCTGATTTTAAATTCACTTCTCAGGCTAATCATATGCAAAAACTTTTACAATTAAAAAAAGATTATGAGAGAGAAGGTTTTCATCTTCAGCGGTTATATAAAAGAAGAGCTCCTGATAGTGATGGTATAATGAGGTCTACTTTTGGATTATTAAGAACACCAGTAAATTATACCATAAATGATCTTACTGATTTTCGGAGAAAGTGAGGTATTTATTTATGGTATTAAAATATAATATTAATATAAATAATTTAATAATTCATGATAGATTGCAAAATCTTATAAATCAAATTTATAAACTTTTACCTAGTCGAGAATAGGGGACAGATTGGGAAAAACCATTACAAACAATTTTAGAAGAGTTAGCGGGAATGCAGAGATTAATGAATTGCGGCTATTCAGAAATTTTTTTCCCGTTATTAAATAAATTAGAAGGACTTTATTCATTAGTTAAAGATGAAGATTTTCTTTGTTATAGAAGAACAATTTTTGAATGTTTAGGACTAATGAATGAGTTACAAAAAGCAATATGTCCTTAGAACTTCTAAATAAAAGATTGCGATATCAGGGTGGTAATCAAGAGCAAAGATTTATTAATGATAAATTAAAAGGTTTGAAAAAAGCCCTGTTATATTCTTATCAAGCCGCGACAGCAACATTATCGGATGGGAAGGAATTTAGATGTTTAATTAATCCAGATAAAAATAAACCTGCTTATGATAACAAAATTCTTTCTATTCCATATAAAGATATTTGTTTAAATGAACCAAGGATTGGAAAAACATCTGAGGGGGAAGTTAATATTAATATTAAACCTGGAGATGTTTTTACTTGGAAAGAAACAAATACGCATTGGTTAGTATATTTAGAGTATATTTAGGAAGATGCTTACTTTAGGTCAGAAATTCGTAGATGTGATCAAGAGGTAAAAATAGATAATAATTCATATTGGGTTTATATTAGAGGGCCAGTTGAAACATCTATTGAATGGACTCAAAAAGCAGGTATTGAATGGAATACTTTAAATTATTCATTAGTTATGTATATTACAGCTGATGAAACAACGAATAATTATTTTGAAAGATTTAAAACTATTAAAGTTTTAGATCCAAGAAATAATAAAGAAAAAACTTGGCAAGTTGTTGGTGTAGATCCGTATTACGGAGATGGAATTATTCAAGTATTTTTAGATGAATATTTTGAAAATTCAATCGCTGATGCGGTTGCTGCAGAAAACTCTGCTGAGACGGATGAAGAAGATCCTGTAGATGAAACTGCCGCCTATATAGATGGACCAACGGAAGTACAACAATATAGTAAAGCTTATTATGAAATTCATAATGCTGAAGAAGGTCATTGGTATTTAAAATGGAAAGATAAAGAAC